CCCATCGAGGCGGCGGCTCTGGCCCTGTGGGGCTGCCGGACAAGCAAGAGAGATCCAAGCAGAAAAATGAAGGTGGGATGTTGAATTGCAGCTGACACATAGCATGGCGCAGGCGAAGGGCTTGCCGAAAAACGAAAGAGAGACTCTGGGGCGGCTGATCGATACCTATAACAGCCACGCTCAGGCGAACGCTTTAAAACGGAGGTATTACGAAGGCCACATTGCGCTGAATGAGGTCAATTTGGGACTTGCGCTGCCGAGGGGCATGAGCGGACTGGAGATCGGGTGTGCCTGGGGAGAGAAAGCCGTGGACGTGCTGGCATCTCGTTCCATGTTTGACGGGTTCGTGGGGAAAAACGGACAGGACGCGGAGGCCATGAACAGCATCATGTCCGCCAACAGGCTCCGGGCGGAGTACGCCAAAGCCTGCCGTGACGAGCTGAAGTATGGGTGCACCTTCGCGACGCTCGGCGCAGATCCGGAGCTTCGGTGCAGGATTCGGTTCCACAGCCCAGAAAACGCCGCGGCGGAATGGAGCGGGGCAAAGGGCCGGATCGGGGCGGGATTCGCCATCATCGACTGGACGAAAGACAAGACCTTGCAAGATCAGAAGCCATGTCTCGTTTATTTCCACACGGATACAGACCTGTGGGAGCTACGGCGCGGCCGGGACGACAGCGACTGGACGGCGGGGCGGCGTCCCCACAGCATGGGCCGGCCGCTGATGGAGCCTCTGATCTGGAACGCTACCACGAAAAAGCCCTTTGGCCGGTCCCGGCTGAAAAAGCCGATCCGCCGCCTGATCCAGGAGTACGTCCGCACCATGGCAAACGCCACCATCGGGCTGGAGTTCGCCACAAGCCCGCAAAAATATCTTCTGGGCCTGACGGATGACCAGTATGACGCGGTCGTCTCCCAGCAGTTCCGAAACTACGTCGGCTCCCTGATGGCGGCGACCACCAACCCGGAGACCGGCGAGAACCCGGAGTTTGGACAGCTGAGCCAGGGCACTATTGAGCCCCATGTGCAGATGCTTCGAATGCTGGCGACACAGTTCTCCGCGGCTACCGGCCTGACCGTGGCGGACGTGGGGGTAACCAACGACGCGAACCCCACGAGCTCCGAGGCGATCCTGGCGCAGAGCCAGACGCTGATCCTGATGGCGGAGCAGTTGAACGCGGGGAATGGCGACAGCCTGCACACCATCGCGCTGATGGCACAGGCCATCGCCCGAAATGTGACCGTTGACGAGCTGACGGAGGACGAGCAGGAGGTCGTGGCACATTTTAAAAATCCGGCCATGCCGTCCATCGCCTCGACGGCGGACGCGGCGGTTAAGATCGCGTCCACAAGGGAAGGGTTCGGGCACACGGACGTATATCTGGAGATGGTCGGCTTTGACCAGGCGGATATCCGCAGGATAAAAGCGCAAGAGGCCCGGACGCGGGGGCTTCAGTTCCTGACAGAGGAGTTCGGCCATGGAGATACGGCAGAGTGACTGGCAAGATTACATCAATAGGTTGAGCGCCGTAAACCAGAGGGCATCGGAACGGATGCAGACCTGGATGGACGAACACCCGACGGCCCCGGCGGATCAGACGGTGGGGACGGCTTACGCCCTGTCCACAGGCTACGGAGAGGCCGCGGGCGAGCTGGCCTGTGAGATGTATGACGAGATTGCCGCCGCACAGAGGGCCAGAGTCCCCGCAGCGGAGCCGGCGCCCACGGCCACCTACGGCGAGACTGCAAAGGCGGTCTACGGCACCATGAAGACGAACCCGGAGAGCGTGCCGGACACGGTGGGCCGATTGGTGAAGCAGGTGGGAGCCGACACCATGCTGCAGAACGCCCGGCGGGACGGGGCCGAGTTTGCTTGGGTGCCCATGGGAGACACCTGCGCCTTCTGCCTGACCCTGGCGAGCCGGGGCTGGCAGCGGCAGAGCAAAAAAGGGGCGGAGCGCCACGCCTCCCACATCCACGCCAACTGCGACTGCGAGTACTGCGTCCGCTTCGACGGAAAGAGCGGGGTCCAGGGCTACGACCCGGACAAGTACCTGGAGATGTACGAAAACGCCGAGGGCAGCACCCCCCAGGAGAAGATCAACGCCATGCGCCGGGCGCACTACGCCGAGAACGCCCCGACCATCCGCGCCCAGAAACGGGCGGCGTATGCGGCGAGGAGGGAAGGGGAAAAGGGCTTGACAACCGGCGCGGGAAATGGTAATCTGCAATCTTCCAATATGAGGAAGTTGGTCGAGTCGAGTATAAAGTAAAAACGAAGGGAGGCTGTGTTTACGTCGATGAATGGGAATAAGCAAGTGAAAGTTCGATTTACACAGGATGATAAATACGGATTCATAAAAGGCGAAGTATACGCCGCGTTCCTTCCTCAGACCAAATTTGGCAATACCGAGATGGTATGCGTAATAGACAAATTTGGTGAAGAATATGCGTATCCGGCGTCATGGTTTGAGATCGTCGAAGAATAACTAACAACCACATATTCAAGCACCCGCTGAATGGCAGGTGCTTTTTCTATACCCGGAATGGCCGAAGGTGTACGAAATATGATGGCAAAAACACGGCAATTTCGAGGCATTGACAGGGGTTTGTCCGAAAGTGTACGAAAAAAACAGATCAACCACGATGCTAAGCGGCACCGTGGTTTTTCTATGCCCACAACTCAATAACGCAGCCTGTGCCGGACGGCGCGGGCTATTGTTATACCAATTTCGCCTAGTCCCGGGCGAAACAGGGACACCCGCACCGGGGAAGCCGACCCCGCAACAAAGGCGTTAGCGGGAAAGGAGAAAATCATGAAGCGCGAATTTCTGAAAAACCTCGATCTAGGAGAAGGAGCGCGGCTGCCGGACGCGGCAATCGACGCAATCATGGCGGAATACGGGAAAACCGTCAATCCGCTGCAGGAGTCCATCACCGCATTGACCAGCGAGCGGGACGGGCTACAGACGCAGCTCACCAAGACACAGGGTGAACTGAAAGGGATGGAGGACTGGGAGGCGAAGTACAACACAGACACCAAGGCTCTGACGGCGCAGCGTGACGCTCTCCAAAAAAACATCAACATTCGGAACGCCCGTGATAAAGTGTCCGCCTCCACTGGTGTTCCGGCAAGCCTTCTGACCGGAGAGACGGAGGAGGCCTGCAAAGAACAGGCGGACGCAATACTCAAATGGCGCGGCCCCGTGCAGATGTATCCGGAGACCAACGACGGCGGAGAGTCAGCTCCCCCGTCCGGAGGCTCGACCCGGGATCAGTTCGCGGAGTGGGCCAGCGCCGCACTCAACAAAACACCATAAAGGAGAAATGAAAAAATGGCAAGCGGAACCCAGATCAACAGAACTGCGATTGCCCTCCCCACGGAGGTCAGCAGTGAAATCCTTCAGAAGACTCAGGAGACCAGCGCGATCATGCGGCTGGCCCGCCGCGTGAACCTGCCGGGCCGCGGCCTGACCATCCCCATGATCACCGGCGACCCCACCGCGGCGTGGGTGGCTGAGACCGGCGTGAAGCCCGTCAGCAACCCTACCGTCAACACCAAGCTCATGCAGGCGTACAAGATCGCCGTCATTGAGATGTTCTCCGAGGAGTTCACCCGCGATATGAAGAGCCTGTATGACGCTCTGATCGCCCGCATCCCCGGAGCGCTGTCTCAGACCTTCGACAATACGGTCATCGGCGCTACCCCCGTTCCCGGCGAGAATTTTGATAACTTCGCGGCCTGCACGGCGCAGAGCCTGTTCGCCTCCGCGAACGCGTCCACTTATGACGGCCTTGTGGCGGCTGACACCGACATTGCCACCCACGGCGGCATCATGAACGGCATCGCCCTGAGCCCTCAGGCCCGCGGCATCCTGCTGAGCGCCACGGAGTCCACCGGCCGGCCCCTGTTCGTGAATAACGTGGCGGAGGGCGCGATCCCCATGATCCTGGGCGTGCCCACCTACATGAGCAAGGGCGTGTACAAGGCCGGCACCGCCGGTACTTCCGGCACCCCTGCCATTGTGGGCATCGCGGGCGACTGGACGCAGGCCATGTTCGGCACTGTGGAGGGCGTGAAGATCGACATCACCGACAACGCCACCATCACCGTGGGCTCCGGCACTTCCGCCATCAACCACAACCTGTGGCAGGAAAACATGGTGGCCGTCCGTGCCGAGATCGAGGTCGGCTTCCGGGCTGACACCTCTGTGTTCAACCTGCTGACCGGCGAGACGCCGCAGGCCTGATGGTAAAGTTCATTAACAAACTGACCGGCGGGATCATGTGGATTCATGAATCCCGTGTCGAGGAGTACAAGGCGGCGGGACACGCACCCGCCGCTCCTGTGAAGACGCCGAAGAAGAAGACCAAGGCGTAAGAGAGGAGGCCGCAGCACCATGACGTATGCGACAACAGAGGACATTCAGGAGCGGAGCACTCGGGCCTACACCGCGGCGGAGAACACCGTGATCGAGGCGCTGCTGGAGGACGCGGCTATCCTAATTGACGCTTTCAACGCTGATGCGGGAGCTGAGGCTAAGAAGGTCGTGTCCTGCCGGATGGTGATCCGGGCCATAGGGGACGGAACGACCTACAACGTGCCAATGGGAGCCACACAGGGCTCCATGGCAGCGGGAGGCTATACCCAGTCCTGGACGATCAGCGGCGGCGCGAGCGGAGAGCTCTACCTCGGAAAGACCGAGAAGCTCCTGCTGGGCGCGGGGCAGCGGATCGGCGCGGGCAACCCCTTGATGTCCCTCGCGGCGGAGGTAACGGAATGATCCGGGGGATCACCGTGACGCTCTATGAGCGGGTGCAGACCGGGGAGGACGAGTTCCACGCGCCGATCTACGAGGAGACGGCCCAGGACGTGGCGAACGTGCTGGTGACGCCCACGGCGGCGGCGGAGGTCGTGTCCGAGCTCCAGCTCTACGGGAAGCGCTCCGTCTACGAGCTGAGCATCCCGAAGGGCGACGCTCACGAGTGGGAAAACCGAAGAATCAGTTTCTTCGGCCAGACCTTCCAGTCCTTCGGTTCCGTGACGGAGTACATCGAGTCCATGGTGCCCGGCCCCTGGAACAAGAAAGTGAAGGTGGAGCGGATTGAGTAAATTCAAGTTTGAACTGAACCGGTCGGGCGTGGCGGATCTGCTGAAGGGAGAGCCCATGCAGACGATTCTGGCGGCCTACGCCAGACAGGTCCAGAGCCGCTGCACCGCCGGTAACGTGGGCATTGAGGAGTACAAGTCCTCCGTTAAAGTGAAGGGGAGCCGTGCTGTTGCTACGGTTAGCCCCGACACGGCGCACGCCAAGGCCAGCAATCTCAAACACAACACCCTTATAAAGGCGATGGGAGGCGGCGGCAAATGATCGAGACCGTTCTCCTGGAGCACCTGCGGGATGCGGTGGACGTGCCAGTGGTCATGGAAGTCCCGGAGCAAATGCCGGAGCGCTTCGTCGTGCTGGAGAAAACCGGCTCCAGTGTCCGGAATCACATCTTTTCCGCCACGGTGGCCGTGCAGAGCTGGGCCCCGCGGATGGCGGAGGCCGCCGCCCTGAACGACGCCGTGAAGCAGGCTCTGCTCTACGGAGACCTGCCAAACGAGATCACCCGGGTATCGCTGAACAGCGACTACAACTTCACCGACCCGGACGAGAAGAAATACCGCTATCAGGCGGTATATGACATCACACACTACAACTGTTAAAGGAGGCCATAACATGGCAAATAACGCTTCTAACGTATCTACCGGCAAACCTGTAGTGGGAGGCGCGATCTGGACCGCCCCCATTGGCACCACCCTGCCCACATCTACGGGCGTCGAACTGGACACCGCCTTCGCCTGCCTGGGTTATGTGTCCGAGGACGGGCTCAAAAACAACAACAGCCCCTCCGTGAGCAACATCAAGGCGTGGGGCGGCGACATCGTGGCCACCACCCAGACGGAGAAGGTGGACGAATTCTCCTTTGAGCTCATTGAGGCTCTGAACGTGGACGTGCTGAAAGCTGTCTATGGGGACGACAACGTCACCGGCACCCTGCAGACCGGCATCGCTGTGACCGCGAACAGCCAGGAGCCCGACTCCAGGTCCTGGGTGATCGACATGCTCATGAACGACGGCTCCGCGAAGCGGATTGTGATCCCCAACGGCAAGGTGACGAGTCTGGGCGAAATCTCCTATACAGACTCCGATGCCATTGGCTACGACGTGACCGTCACGGCGTTCCCTGATTCCAGCATCGGTGGCACGCACAAGGAGTATATGAAAGCCGCCAGCTCTTCCGGCACCTGATCGAACCTAGGAGGGATGCCTCATGAAGATCAAGACATCGAGCGGGTTTGAGTGCGACATCCCCAAGGGGCTGTCGAAGGACTATCGCTTTCTGCGCGCCCGGATGGACCTGCGTTCTCCGGACGCGGAGAAGGCTAACCAGGCGGCGCTGGATCTCGTCCCCATCGTGTTCTGTAACGAGGCGGAGGAGGAGCGGTTCCTCCTCCATCTTGCGGACAAGCACGGCCGCGTCCTTCTGGAGGACGTATTCCGGGAGATTGGGGAGATCATGGTCCAGGCGCGGGAAAAGGATCAGAAGATAAAAAACTCCTGATCCTCGTTGGGATGATGGAGCTGGACGAGGACGCGGTGATCTGCGACTTTGCGGAGACGTACCGCATCTACGACATCTACCAATATCCCTGCGACTACATTGCCACCCTGGCGGCTGGGCTCAGGGAAAACAGCCGGATTAAGATTCGACAGAAGGGGCTCCGGATCTCTCCGGAGCTCTTTGCCATAAGTACCGTGGCGGACAACATGCGGCTGTTGATGTGGTCCCGGACGAAGGACGGCCGCCGCCGGGTGAACGTGCCCGAGTCGCTGGTGGAGTTTTTCAGCACCGAGGTAAAGCCGAGACCGAAGCCGCGGGGATTCCATTCCGGCGAGGATTTTTTGAGGGCGTGGAACACGCTCATGAAGGGAGAAGAGGAACATGCCTGATCTCGGGAAAGCATATGTGCAGATCGTCCCGTCAGCGGAGGGTATCAAGGGTTCGATCAGCGGCGTACTGAACGGAGAGGCAACGGCGGCGGGAAAAACCGCCGGGGGCATCCTTGGCACGTCGATCTCCGCCGGAGCCATGGCAGGAGGCGCAGCCCTCATGATGGTTGGCAAGGAGCTCGTCAATTTTGCCTCGGACGCCGTGCAGGTGGGCATGGGCTTCGACACCGCCATGAGCCAGGTGGCAGCAACCATGGGCACCACCGTGAGCCAGATCGGTGATCTGCGCGATTTCGCCCAGCAGATGGGCGCGACAACGGCCTTTTCCGCCACGCAGGCGGCGGAGGCCCTGAACTATATGGCGCTTGCCGGCTACGACGCGGAGACCTCCATGAACATGTTGCCGAACGTGCTGAACCTGGCGGCGGCGGGCGGCATCGATCTGGCGCGGGCCTCCGACATGGTCACGGACGCACAATCGGCCCTGGGCCTGTCTCTGGAAGACACAAACGTTCTGGTGGACCAGATGGCCCGGGCGTCCTCCAAGTCGAACACCAGCGTGGAGCAGCTGGGCGACGCCATCCTGACCATCGGCGCCACGGCGCGGAACGTGAAGGGCGGGACGAACGAGCTTGCCACCGTGCTGGGCGTACTGGCGGACAACGGCATCAAGGGCGCCGAGGGCGGCACGCACCTGCGGAACATTATCCTGAGCCTGCAAACACCCACCACTGCCGGCACAGCGGCAATGAAAAAGCTGGGCATGGCCTATGGGGATATGTACGACGAGGCCGGGAACATGCGGTCTCTGCCGGAGATCTTCCTGGACATGCAGGCGGCCATGGAGGGGATGGATCAGGCGTCCCGGGACGCCATTATCAGCGGCATTTTCAATAAAACAGATCTGGCCTCCGTGAACGCCCTGCTGGGGACCAGCGCCTCGCGGTTTGACGAACTGGCGGAGTCAATCGGCAACTCTCAGGGGGCTGCCCAGGCCATGGCCGACACCCAGCTCGATAACCTGCAGGGCGACGTCACCCTGCTGGAGAGCGCCACGGAGGGGCTCAAGATTGCCGTGGCGGACAGGCTTAACCCCGCGCTGCGGTTCTTCGTGGAGCTGGGGACCGATGTGGTGGGAGGCCTCACAGAGATAATCGACGGCTTCGACAACGGGGTCCCCTCTGTGGACGAGCTGACCCAGAGCACGCAGGCGTTCTATGACACCGTGGAGACCGGGAAGACGAACCTGGACGAGACCTCCACCTCCATCGAGGCCACCGCCCTGATGGCGGACCGGTACATCACCGCCCTGGAGGGCATGGGCGACACCGCCGACATGACGGCGGAGGAGCACCAGAAGTATCACAACTATCTAGTGCTGCTCACCCAGGCCATCCCCGAACTAGCGGGCATCATCGACCTGGAGACGGACAGCATCGACGGTGGCACCGCAGCGCTTCGGGAGAATACAGCGGAATGGAAGAATAACGCCATGGCAAAAGCCGGTGAGGAGTACCTGTCTGAGCTCTATCAGAAGCAGGCTGACTTGCTATGGGAACAGGCAGATCTCAGCGTCCGCGCTCAGAAAAACGAGGAAGATCTGGCTGCCGCTACGCAGCGGAGAACAGAGCTCCTTGAGGAGATTACCGCGCTTCAGGAGAGCCATGCCAATGGAGAGTATTCCGGGTTTGGCGGCGGAGACAAATATCTTGAAGATCTCGGCGCGCTGCAGACCGAGCTGGATGCTGTAAATACTTCGATCACCAACCTGGAGACAGAGCAGGAAAACCTCAGCCAGTCGACTGCAGATAACGCGCAAGCCATATCGGATGCCGATGCGGAGTTGTCCGCGACGCAGGACACGGTCGACGAATACAACAGGCTCCTCAGCGAGACAGAAGAAGCTACTCGGACCCAGGCCGATGCGGAAGAAAACGCCCAGGCGATCATGGCCTCCTCCGTGGAGACCATGAACGAGGCCACACAGGCCCTGGAGGGCATCGGCACGGCGGCGGATGAGGCCCTGCAGAGCGGAGGGGACCTGCGGGCCACTTACGACGAGCTCTCCGGGGCGATGGATAAGCTGGACGGGGAGATGGACGCGGCGCGTCTGGCGGAGGCGGAGCAGGCGCTCTCGGCGCTGAATCTGGCGGCCACGAATCAGGAGCTGACAGCATCCTATCCCGGTCTGGTCTCCATGCTGCAGGAGACCGCCTATGGCGGGCTTAGCGGGCTGTCGGAATGGCTCATCGCCAACGGGATCAGCGCGGAGGAGTGGGGCTCCCAGGTGACCGGCGCCACGGGGAACGTCATCAACGGATTTTCCGAGCTCGACACGTCCCTGGACATGACCCTCGACGAGATGGCCTCCCAGATGGAGGCAAACATCGCGGCCTACACGGACTGGGAGGCGAATATCGCAAGCCTCATGGAGGCGGCTGCGGCCTCCGGGAACGACTCACAGGTCGCCTTCGTGGAGTACATGCAGCAGATGGGCATCGGCGCGGCGGAGCAGGTGGCCG